TAGAGCCAGTAGAAATAAAACAAGAATATAATTCATGGAAAGAATGTACTATTGCTGCATTTGAAATATCTAGGGAATTAATAGTTGCACAAGAAGATAGCTTTATTAATAATAATAAAATAGCAACGAAATTTATATGTAAAGAAGTAGAAGAAGTCTAATGAGAGATAATAAGACATTACTTTACTTTCAAAAGAAACTTGAAAAGCAATATAAAGAAATGAATCTTTTTAGAAACTTAAAAAAAGAAGTTGAGACAGGTGCTAATGGTACTCAAGATTATATAATCAAAAAGGGTATCAATAAAGATAAGAAAGCTTATAAAATATGAAACATATAGTGTTGTTTATTTATCATTATTCTAGTAAATTAAGTTCTTGGTCTTGGCAAAAATTATATAATAATAGAGATACAGGATTAGGTTATAAAAAGTAAAAAATATTATGTGGTTAAACTTATTGGGAATGGCATTTAAAACAGGTGCAGATGTCTATAAAAGAAAACAAGAAACTAAAAGCTTAGTTGCTTTAGCAGAAAGAAATCATGCAGAAAAAATGGCAAAAGGTGAAATTACTTATCAAGGTAAAGTCATGGATAATCAAAATCAAGGAATTAAAGATGAAATTGTTTTATTCATTGTTATACTACCTATTATTGTTATTTCTTATTCTGTATTCTCTGGTACTCCAAATGCTAAAGAAAAATTAGATTTATTCTTTGAATATTTTAACAACCTACCTGATTGGTATGTTTGGCTAACTGTCGGAATATTCTCCAGCATATACGGATTAAAACCAAGTTTAGATATTTTTAAAAAAAAATAGATGTCAGATAATACAGAGATACTTAATGAATATAAGGAACAGGTAAGAATCTTAAAGCAAGATATTGCCGAACTCCAAGACGCAGGTAAGTCTAAAGACTCTGCTAATAAAAGGTGTCTGCAAAAATTAGAAAATGCCACTACTGATTTAGAGGAAGCTAATAAAAAAATAAAAGAATTAAAGGAAGAAGCAAAAGAAATACTATCTTATCCTTAATGTGGTGTGTACTCCATAAAGTTTCAGACGATTTCTACAGAGCATACACTAATGTAATCTTTGACACTAAAGATAATGCTGATTTCTTTGCTAAGAAAAGTAAATTTAAGAAAAAAGATGATTGCAGAGTGGTCAAATATGATTATAAATATTTTGCAGGAGTAACAGAAAATGAAATTAAGCACTAACTTTACATTAGAGGAATTAACTATATCCCAAACAGCTTTAAGAAATGGCATAGATAATACTCCTGATAAAGAAGAAATAGAAAACCTTAAAAAGTTATGTATTAATATCCTTCAACCTTTAAGAGACGACTTTGAATTACCTTTGGTAGTAAGTTCTGGATTTAGGTCTAAAGAACTATCATCTTTAGTGGGATCTAAAATTACATCACAACATTGTTCTGGTTGTGCAGCAGATTTTATTATTCCTGGTGTAGATAATAAGAAAGTATTTAAACATATAGTAGAGAACCTACCAATGGATCAAGCAATATTAGAATATTATACTGAAGAAAATGGTGGATGGATTCATGTTTCTTATGTTCCTAATGGTAGAGGACAAGCATTAGTTAAAGATAAAGAAGGTTATAAGACATGGCAATAGATTATAGAGGTGAGAAATTTTCTGGATATAACAAGCCTAAGAATGCTAGAACTAAAACTAAAAAATTTGCAGTATTAGCTAAGTCTGGAAATAAAGTAAAACTTATTAGATTTGGTGATGCTAATATGACTATTGGAAAATCTGATCCTAAGAGAAGAAAATCATTTAGAGCTAGACATAAATGTGCTACCGCTACTAGTAAATTAACCGCTAGATTTTGGAGTTGTAAAAAGTGGTAAGAAGTATATTAAAATTCATAGTGAAAGCTAGAATGCTATATGCCGATCTAAGAGGTCATCATGGTAAAAGATGGAACTATGAACCTGGTAATTGGTATATGGGAAAAAATAAAAACAAACATAACAGGAGAAAATAATATGCCAATGGTAAACGGAAAAAAATACCCTTACACTAAAAAAGGTAAGGAAGCTGCTAAGAAAGCTAAGAAGAAAAAAAATAAAAAATAATAAATTGTTATATGGTGTGGTTGCTTGTCAACTGGGATGATGGTGGGGAATAAGAATTTCTATGGCTAAAAAAACTTGGGTAAGATCAGATAAAATATCTGATGTGGGTAAGTGTAGATACTGTTATAAAGATATGATTTCTACTGATTCTTTTGTAGCTTTTGCTAATCACACTAAAGCTCACTATCTATGTATGAAGAAAGATGATGAAACACCTAAATCAAAATTTGATTGGTAATTAATATTTTCTTGTATATTTTATAGAGCCTTTATAATTTCTTTTGTAATAAATACAACCAACTGAAAAACCAAATGGGAATCCATGCTGTCCACCAGTACCCATATGAACTATTTCTTTAATATCTCCATATTCTTGAATCTTTTTATCTAATTTTTTACCTTTAAATACTTTTACTAAAGGACAAAAGAAAACAATGTTATCTGCAACCTCAAAAGACTTAATTAAAAAATCATCAAATATACTAAATGGTGGGTTTGTTATAATCCAATCTACATTTTTATCATATTGTAGAAAATCTTTATCCTCTTTTATTTCGCACCAATCTTTATCTCCTTTAAATAAATTATAAAAAATACCAGTTCCTAAACATGGTTCTAATATTTTTCCTTTTGGCTTAAAGTAATCTACAATAAATTTTGCTGATGATACTTTAGTCATTACATTATCATTTGGTGTAGATTTTCCTGTTTTATTTTTATATCTAAAGGTCAATTAATATCCCCAAAACCTCTTAGCATTTTTAAGATAATTTTCATCAGCATCATTATTCCAAAACATATGTGTAAAGTCTGGTTGAATATAATCTTTAAGAACATTAGGATCATTACTAATCTTCATTATGTTTTGTCTAACCTTAGCTCTTTGAATAATTGTAGGTATTCTTTTTTTAATATTCTCAGGCTTTAGTTCATCACAATTTCCAGCATGAAAGACTTTAAATTCTACCTCATTAACATAACAAAGATAAACTGGTACTTGAAATACAGACCAATAGAAATCAACTTGTAATAAGTTATATGGAGAAGGTTTATCAACTGGTAGCTTTCCAGGAAACCAAGATCTAGTACCATCTTTTTTGACAATTCCCCTTCTAGGCATCTTACATTTATCTTCAATGATAAGATTATCTCCTTTTAAATCTATGTAACCATGAATAGGAATATTAATACCATCAAACCATTTAAAAGCTTCTACCTCTGGTTTACACTTATCATAACCAGGAATAGTTTGGTGAGCCTTATGACAATTAGAAATCATTAAAGGAACTATACTTTTATAATAACTTAATTTTTCTTGGTCAGCAGGTGTTAAGGCAACTAATTTATCTAGCTTATCTTTTACCGGTACAAACATTATTCTTTATCCTCTCTGTAAGACTCTACCCCAAAATAACTTAAAGGTTTCTTTAGGTAATTTCCTATCTTAATTAATGAAATTAAAGGAATACGATTATGTGCTTTTTCATATTTTTGAATTTGTTGAAAGGTAGTTCCTAATGCCTTTGCAACTTTTGTTTGAGTTATCAAAAAACACTTTCCAGTAAATTGATTAATATTGGTATGTCTAGCTTCTTTGATTTTGATTCCTATTCCTCTATAGAACTCCATATCTTTCTTAAACGGATTTTCTTTTTCTTGTATCATTTGTTTTCCTTCCTTTTATTTTGAGTATAAAATACCCAATAAGCTTATACAACTTTCAGTTTAAAACAAAAAAACCCTTAAGAACTTATTCTAAATGGTCTTTTCATTTCTTCTTCAAAAATTTTAGAACTTATGTCAGCAATTAAGTTTTTCTTCTTTTGGACTAGAGCTTGAAATTTAAACATTTTTCTGCTCTCCTCCTGTTGCCGAACTTTCAGTTCCAATACTTTTTTTGGATCCATGTTGCTCCTTACCAACTATTTTTATAGCTTCCTTGATAACCTTGCAGTCGGTAATATTAATTTTAGCAAGTTCACCAGGCATTGATTGATAGTGTGCTTTTTTGGTCGCTTCTTCAATTGTTTCACCATCAAAAAATTCTTCTACATCAGCTGAAAACTCTACAATAGATGTCTTTAAAACTTTAAACATTTAAGACAACATTTCTGCTATAACCAGCATAATCTCTTTTTAATTCGTTGCGTTCTTCAAGCTTATCAATCAGAACACTAACCGAATTTTTACTTTTATATTCCATCTCTGCAGCCATTTCTAAAAAAGTTGGCATATATCCATATTTTGTACTATAGTTTCTAATAAATTGCAATAGCTTCAACATTTTTGGAGTCATTGGTCTAAGTCCTCTTTGTTTTATTTTCATTTACTACTAACCTCCTTAAAAGTTCTGTATATCCGTTGATGTCATCAAAGCTATCCTTTTTATAATTACTTGATTGCATTACTCTCCAACATTTAAGAAAGATCATAAATAAACCAAAAAATTTTAATGGAACTTTAATTGTTTTGTTATTGTGAATTGATAAATACTTCTCCATCATTCCAACCATTACATAAGACGTATGGTCAAACTGTCCGTAATCCCCTTCTTTTTCATGTAGTAACTTTTCCATATCATTTATAAACTTTACATTATCTGGCATAATTTCCTTCCTTGTCTTTGCACCAATACGCTGCTACTTGTTTATCTTTATATCTAACACCTATTGGTAGATAATCTATTTTTACAACTTTTTCTAATCTATTAAAGCAATTTATAGATGAACTACCAAAAGGTACTGATACTTTTTCAATAGTTCCATCTACAAAAAACATAAATAAAAAAATAAACTCCATTAATTAAAATGGAATTTCTTTACTTTCTACCTTAACCTCTGCTTGAGGTCTTGCAATAGGTGTTGTTGTTTGTTGAGTTTGTTTAGGTCTAGGATCATTCTTATAACCAGATAAAATATTACCTTCATCATTAGTCCAACCAATCAAACCTTTCTCTCCACCAGCATCTGGATAATTCATTTCTCCAGTAAACTTGTCATCCCCTTTAAAGAGAACTCCTATTTGTGCAAACACTTTAACAAACTTAGTGTTACCATTTTTTGATTGAGCTTTAACACCCAAGATTGTTCCTTTATGACCATTATCTAAAATAATGTTTCCTGAGAAGTCAAGTTTAATTGCTCTTTCATCAGCTCCATTATATGGAAATAATACCCAATCTTTTTGCTTACTGTTACCATTGTTGCTTATTGGCATTGTTTTGTCCTCCATTAGTTTTTATTGTTTGTTGTTGAGAATCAAATTCTTTTTGAACTGATTCATTTTCGTTCTTCCAATCAGAATATAACTTAGTCAACTTAGTTTCAGTTGTCTGTTGTTTTATCTTATCCTTAATTGAATTTTTTGTAGTTGCTCCTTGATTAATTACAGCATTAACTAATTCATCTGCACTAGCAAATTCTGTACCATGTAATCCAAATGAAGCTAAACACCTTCCTAAACTTGAAGTGGCAGCATTCTCTAAAGCACTTGTTTTATTAATAAAGTTAGCATCTCTTATTTCTTCTGCATGACCAACACTATAAGGAGTATCTCCAATATATAATGTAGTCTTAGCTATAACTTTTTTATCATCTTGAAAAATAATCTGCTCATCTATCTTAGATTCTGGAAAAAATTTTAATAAGTGATTATGTCTTTTAGCTACTGTTAAATAACTCTTTCCTTTAAAGTCTAATTTTTCAACATTAGAATCTAGTGAAGCTATACATAGTAACCTTTTTTCCCTGAAAGAACCTTTGAATTTTTCTTCAGTATTTTTACTTGTCGGATTTTCTTCCTGAACTACTTTTTGTTTTATTGTCATTTTTATTTCCTTCCTTTAGTTTTTGATTTTCTATTATTTGTTCTTTATCTTTATTTGCTTTTAACTCTAAATAACTTTTATTTTGAGCTATCTTCTTATCGGTCAACTCTAATGAATTAATTTTAGTTCTTAGTTCAATTATTTCATCATCTCTATTTCTTAACTGTTCTGCATATTTTTTATTATCTTGTTCATAGGCTCTTATCTTGGTTTGCATTTTTGCAAGTTCCATCATTATCTGATCTGACATTATTTCTTTCCTTTCATAACTTCTTCAAGTGTTAAATTATAAACAATCATATCCTGAACAGATTGACCAACAATTCCGCCAATATCCATATTTAGATTACCTGGTAATGATTTTCTTTGTTGAGCTGTTAAGACAACATAATCATTGAACCACAAGTCTAAGCTTTTATTCAGTTGACTTGGACTCATATGATCGGCAGTAAAACAACCCCCATCTTCCTTTTTTGTCCACTCTTTTCCTATCGCTTTTAGCATTTAGTCCTTTCTATTAGTTAAAACAAACATTGTCAATAAATAATACATATTGATACACCTCTAAGCTTTAAATATTATTATCGCATTAAAGCTAAATGATATTCTTTCATCATCTTTATTATCCGAATCAAATTTATAAACGGTATGTCTTAAATTTGAAGGAAACAAATACCAATCTCTAACTTCTGGCAAGGCTTTATAATTTGCATCAAAAAACATATTCTCCGAACCTTCTAAAAATTCTACATTCCCTGAAGTGTCGTCATGTTCTTTAGAGTTTTTATTTGGTTTCATGGCATCAGGTATTTTTAAGTAACCAACACAACTTAGATCAGCTCCTTTACCTTGATTGGTATAAGTTACATGAGTATGACAAGGGTTATAATCTCCTGGTTTTTGAACTACATACCAAGCTGAAGTAATTTTTATGCTTTCTATTTTATTATCTTTATAATGGTTACTAGTATAACCAGAAATAATAGGATCAAAAAATAATCCTTTCCATTTAAGCATTAACTCAGGTGTTATTAAATATTCGCCATGTACTTGACCAATTAATTGATTCCCCCAATCATGGGTTATAATCTTGTCTTTATCTTCTCTTATCTGTTTTAAATCCTCTTGAAATTCTTTGATTAAATCTAAAGGTAATACAGATTTAGCAAGGGTTGAACCAAAAGGTTTAAATAATTTAAAATTTATTTTATCATTCATTATAAATCTTCCATTTTATTTAGTTCGTTAATATTAACTCTATAAGCAGGTGGTCTATTAGAGTAACCAAAATCGGTTAATCTTTTAGACATCTCCTCCCCATCATCTTTATAAGAGAACCAACCCATAATATTAAACTCAAAATCGCCATCATGGACAACTAAAACATATCTTGCTTTTTTCTCATTAGGTCTAATCAATAAAAAATTAGGATCTTTCTTTTTTTGTGATCTAATCTCTATATGATTCTGAAAATCGGTATCTGTATATCTTGAAAAAGAATCAGAATAAGAGCTATTGAAATAAGTATTAGTTGCCTTTGCAAAAGCTACTTCTCCTAAGCTTCCAATAACTCCATCTGTTATTTGTCTTTCAAAGCCACCTGTGTAGCCATAAGAAAACCCTTTACCTTGCTTCAAGTTCTCTATGTACCTTTTTGTTGAGTTCTCAAAGGCTAATTGCACTTCAAACGGATCTAATTTAACTTTTATCATTTTTATATCCAATCTATTTGAGGTTTACCGTTATAATTAACATCATAAATAAACCAACCAAATGCCATTAAACCACCTGCTAATTTTTGAGTTGATTCTTTTTTAAATGGAACTCTCCTAGTAAATATTAAAACTCTTTCTAGTTTATCTTTATTAAATATTAGTTCCCTTCTTTTAACACCCTCTAAATAAGAAATTTTAGAAAGCATGACAACTTTTTTTCTAGCCAACTCAAATCCCTTTAATGTAAATTCTGTTGCTAATTTAAAAGGTGGATTGGTTACAATATTATCCACTTGTTTATCAGATTCTAAAAAATCAATTCCTATTTCTCCATAATCTCTATTAATTAAATCTGAACTATAAACATCATAACCATTTTTAATCATAACTTTAGACATAGCACCATTACCACAAGCACACTCCCAAATATCACCTTCAAATTTTTGCTTATCTAATAATGATTGGGTTGCATTTTCTGGTGTTGGGTAAAAGTCATCTTTTTCTCTATCTCCATTCGCATTGTGTCCTACATAAGCTAACGCACTACTTTTTTTCATTACTTTGTCCTTTTATTAGTTGTTTTAATATCGTAGTTGTGGGGTTAAAATCGTAATCGCTTAGAAAGCATCCTGATAGAAATATAAATATTATTAAGTATTTCATTTTTTTTTAATAAACCTTTCTTCTTCTTCTATTTGCTTTTCCACTTCCTTTATGCTTTTACCATTAACATGAACATACCAACATTCAACGCAGTAATTTTTTGATCCCTCTACTACATCTGAAGGATTCTTGCATTTTATACAGACCTTATAATCTCCATATATATTGGTTTTATTCATATTGATATTCCATTGTATGGAAATTTATTACCTTTACTTAAATTACTTGTAGCCTTTATAATTCTTAAATTATTTTCTACATGGAGTCCTGAAACATTTTTACCTTGAAGCGGTATAATGTGGTCAACATGATAACCCTTTTTACTCTTTTTATATATCTCTCTAATTTTTTCTAAATTAGCCCATTTAGGGATTCTAATTAAAATATGCTTTCTTCTGTGCATAGATTTTAAATTATAATATAATTTATTATCAAGATAATGATCTTTATTCTTTTTTAAATAATATTCTCTATTTGCTAGAAAATGCTTTCTAAATGATTTTCTATTTTTTAATTTTGCTTTTAAAGTTGAGTTTCTTATCTTTTGTTTATCTAATATCTCCCTATGTAATACAGGGTTGTTTAAAATATTTTGCCATTTTTTTTTATGTATTTCTTTAAGTTTTTCAGGATTATTTAATCTCCATCTTTTGGCAGTTTTTTTATCTTTTAATGGATTTTTAATTCTCCATAGCTTTCTTTTTTCAGCACCATTATTTTTATAATAATGTTCTTTTAGTTCTTTATTAATTTTATCTCTATTCTCTAAACGGTATTCTTTATGCCAAATTAATAAATTTGTTTTGTGTTTCTTGTAATATTTCTTTGATCTTTTAAAGCAACATTCTTTACAGTTTGCTCTATAATTTTGAGTATCTTTTCTCCAAAAAAAATATTTAACATCTTTTATTTCTTTACATTCTGAACAGCTTTTATTCATATTAAAAAAAATCTTTTGTAATCCCATTTCCATTTTCAAATAATGTTTTACCTGTTTTTATTTGATGATCTATAAGATTTTTAATACCTTTCAATGGTCTCATATATTCTTTTGGAATAAAATTGTTTTTATTTAATTTAGAATAAATATTAATCCAATATTTTTTATCCTTATTATTAAGTAAACTCCAATTTTTAATATTATTCATTTTTATCCTTTTTGGTTATTTTTTTAATCTCCTAAGTACAAAGCCATAAACATCAAGAGTTCTTTCTAATCGACCATATCTTGTAAAAGCATTTGACCAACTCTTTCTGGTTTTCCTTCTTTTACTCACAAAGCTATCTCTTTCACTTGCTATTTTTTGCCTACGTTCTAAACCTTGATATATTTTACCTAAAGGATTATATATATCCCATAACCCTATATGAACGTTTCTTACTTCCATCCATTTAACAAATTTTTTCATCTTTGTTATTTTTAATAATGAAATATCCATATTAATTAGTTAAGTGGTAAAATATTATTAATGTTAATTCAATAATAATGATTGCTTCAAGCATTTTTTTCCCTCCTTTTTAAAGTTCTTATACTTGTTATAAGTAACCCCATTCATAGCTTCAGAACCTATTAAAACATTGACCAATGTTTCCTCCATTAACTTAGTAAGTGTTTTTGTTTTTGTAATCTTTTGCTTTTTCATATTTTTTACTCCAGAGCTCTTTAAATTGTGGATTGGTTGCATTGTCCATAGCCTTATGAAACATTAAAAGCATTCTATCTATTACCTCTATTTCATTGGTTACTATGTCAACAGTTAACCCTCTATTAATTATTTTCATTATTATCCCTTTCTCTTTCTATGCCTAAACATTCTTTGATTAATTTAAACAGTTTTTTAAATATTGCTTTCATGTTTATATCTTATCAATTTCTATTACTTGATCTCTATAAATACAATTAGAAGATTTAAAATCATCTATGAAATCAAATAAATCCTTTAAATCATTAAAAGACCTTTCAAACTCATGTTTAATAATTTCTATTTTGTCTGTTTTTGTATTCCAATATTTATACTTAATATAATATTTCATTATTTAGATTCCCCCATGAGTTGCCCATTGGTGTAACATCATCATTATTAAGGTTACAAATACCATTACAGAAAATGCGAACCCCAAAACGTAGTATAGTGCTTTTTTCATTAGTTCCTTTCTATTGATTTTATATCTGCTGAATCTACACAAATATCACCTACATGACGTAAACCACTCCATAACCTTACAAGATACATATTACCCTTATAATGATTTAAAATAATAGCTTCTTTATTATTATGGACTTCAACCTTGTCATTTGGTTTAAATTTATTAATTTTCATAGTCCCTTTTATTTTATCCTTATGTTGTTTTATTTCTTTTACTTGGTTTTTAATTGCTTCTTTTTTCATATATTCCTTTTTCTAGTTAATTGTATTATTGAATGGTTGATATTTATTAAAAGTTAATAAATCCCTGAATTGTTTTAAAGCGGATTCAGTTCTTGCCAAACCATACTTTGGTATTTTTCCCTTTTCAAAAAATAACCAAAATTGAGTTTCTTTTCTTGGCTCTCCCATTTCTTTAAAATCTCCATTTTTCTTTAATATTATCATTATTTTCCTTTCTTAATTAATTTATTTAAAGCCAAACCAGATACAAAAGGAATTTTTGCATCTACTAATTGCTTTAATTGTGTTTTGGTTAAATTCTGCTTATCTAATAATTTTGATAAAGCAGTTCCTTTTTCAAATGATATTTTTTTACCTCTTAAATCTTCATAAGATTTTTTTAAGGTTTCTATTTGTTCAGTTGAAAAACCTATTTCTTTATCTGCTAAAATTTGAGCAGCTTTATTAATTAAAGTTTCTTTTCTTTCGTTGCTTATTGTAGTCATGTTTTACCCTTTCTATTGTTTGTTGTTTAATCTTGTAGTTGCGTTAATTTCTATGTTCTTGTTTGCTTCGTCCATAAAGTTTTCAATATCATTATCAAAAAACCAGCATTTTGTAATTTTGTTGTAATGACCTGTATTTTTATGATTGGTTAAGTAATCTTTATTATTGCAAAGATTCCAGGCTTGTCTTTTTATTAACCAATTTTTGCCCTTTGCTAATCCAACATTTTTGTCTGTTGCATCATCAATTAAAGTATAACAAGTTTTAAAAGTTCCTTCTGTTTTTCTGATTCTAATCATTATATCCCTTTCTTATAGTTTGTATTTTCATAAATCATTAAACCAGAAAATAAACCAGCTTGAGTCGCTTTTAAAATGTAGCCTTGATTTTCAAGCATAGTTTTTTTTATATCTGCTTGTTTTTCTGATCCAACAACTGAATCGTTCCAACTAACATATTGTATTTTTGTTTTAAACTTTGGCATTGTTTTTGTTTCCTTTGTTTGTTTGTTAATCATATTAATACTTGTATTATCTTTGTATTATTATGTCAACTAATAAAAGCATATTAATTAAATTAATTTGTTCGCTAAATGTTCCTTATTGACTACCCATAATTTGGGTATATAAGGTTTGGCAAGGGAAGGAAAAAAGGAATATGAATAAATTAAAAAAAGGGTTTGTAATGATCCCAAATGCTCTGTTTTATGATAACAGGGTATCAAATGACGCTAAAGTCTTATTTTGTTACATTAAAAGCTTATCTGCTAATTATAGGAACTTAAGAAACTCTAATTTATGCCTTAAGCTTGGAATATCAATAAATACACTTCAAAAGGCAAAAAAGGAACTGTCTGAAAATGGATATATAGTTATACAGAGGTTATCAAGTGCGAACAGATATACCTTGAAATTACCTAGAGACTACCCAAAATCTACTTACCCTGACTACCCAAAATCTACTCAACCAGACTACCCAAAATTTGGGTACCATTATAAGAGTAACAACAATAATAGTAAAAACAATAATAATAAAGGATTTAAAAAGTTAAAAGGCTTTAAGGATGACTGAGTATCTTTATAATAATAAACCATTACAAAAGAGTTATAATAATAGCTATAGCCTGGCAGAGAAAATTGAAATTAATAAATACATCCAATCAGACTTTGAAAATGGAATGCTTTCATTTGAGCAAATGTACCTAATTATAAATGATGGATTATACGGTAGTTACACTTGCCAAACTATAATTGATGATTTACTTTTTAAAGGTAAAATAAAGAAAAATCCTATTACACTAACAACTAGAAGTTTTAAGCCTAAAAAGAAACCTTTTGATTTGTAATATACTATATAATGTGTTAAGTAAATTCTAGGCTACTAGCTCCCTTAAGCTTTGGTCTATTAGTTATATAACTGTTGCCGGTGGAGTTTTCCCTTTCCTTTCTATCTCTGCCGGTAACCCTATAAATATTATTATGGCAGGAAGAAAAAAGAAATTAACAGAAAAACTATTTGATAAGCTTTTAAATCTTATTGCAGATGGTTTAACAATTAGAGAAGTATTCTCAAGAGATGATGTAGATTTTACCTGGCAATCTTTTAGAAACTATTTAATTAAAGATAATGTTTTAATGGATAGATACATCAAAGCAAAGGAATTGGCAGTTGATCTAAGACTTAGTGAGCTGGAAGACAAAAGAAAAGAATTAGAAATTAAAATAGAGTCTGGTGAATTAGATCCCAAAGCAGCTCAAAACTTAGTTAACTTATATAAAATCATTGTTGCAAGTTCTCAATGGTCTGCAAGTAAGTTAAATGCTAAGAGATATGGTAAAAGTGCAGAGGTTTTAAGCATTAATTCAGAGAAGAATCAACCATTAACCATCAGTTGGAGTAAACCATAGTGACAAATATGTCACAAATACAGTTAAGTGTGATAAATATGTCACAGTATTATGGTCTAGAAGTATTGAAGTATATAAGAATGATTTATAAATGGTACACAAAAGCTTACTATCTACATACAAGAGATTATATAGTAAACAAATGCTTACTATCTCAATGAATATAGGAGAAATATATAAACATTAATATATTACTATTGATAATCTCTAATTATCGTTAGTAATAAAACCTAGTAAAATGAAAGCTAATTGGTGAAATAGGGGGTGTCAAAAGTGCCTATACCCATTTTTAAAGGTAGCTTTTAAATTTATATTGATACAAGGTACAAACACATGGATGATAAATTCTTAAAAACAACAATCTTTATAGTCAAAAATAAGACTACAAAAAAACCAATAGTCATTACTCACTTTGAAGGGTTCAGGGATAAAGCTGATGCTGAAGACTTTTCAACCTTTATAAAACAACAGTTTGTCCTGGAAGAAGAATTTGACAATCAAAACAAAACACTCCATTAGGGGGGGGTACTTTTAAAATATGAAACAAATAGTAATTCCTTATTCACCAAGAGAAATCCAAAATTTTTTGCATGAAAAATGCGACACAAACCGCTTTAACGTAGTCATCGTTCATCGGAGGGGGGGTAAGACTGTGTTTGCTATCAACCACCTAATCAGAGCGGCTCTAACGTCCAGTAAACCCTATCCTAGATACGCTTTTATCTCTCCATTCCGTCTGCAAGGCAAAAGTACAGCTTGGGACTACATGAAACAATTTTCTGCCACAATTCCAGGAGTTAAGTTTAATGAGTCAGAATTAAGAGTTGACTTTCCAATTAACAATTCCAGAATACAAATATTAGGTGGTGAGAATAGTGCTGCCATAAGAGGTCAATATTTTGATGGTATAGTTTGTGATGAAACCCAGAATCTTTCGCCAGACCTTTTTGATACCATTTTAAGACCATGTCTATCCGACAGGAAAGGCTTCGCCATTTTTATAGGTACGCCAATGGGAAGAAATTGGTTCTACGAATTACATGAAAAAGCTAAGAAAAATAATGATTGGTTCACAGCTGTATTCAAAGCTAGTGAAACTAAGATTATAGCTAAAGACGAATTAGACGCTGCGAAACAAACCATGTCGCCAGAAAGTTATGCTCAAGAATTTGAGTGTTCTTTCCAAGCTGGAATAAGTGGTTCTTACTTTGGATCTACGATTGAAGAATTAGAGAAGAAAGGCAATATTACTAATTTTGATATAGAGGATGATTTGGAAGTTGAAACATGGTGGGACTTAGGAATGAATGACAGTACCGTAATAACCTTTGCACAACGAAGACCTAGTGGCGAAATTAGAATTATTGATTGTTATGAGAACTCAGGAGAGGGTTTAGAACACTACATTAATATCATAGATAGTAAACCTTACAAATATTCAAAACATATTGCACCCCATGATATTAGAGTTAGGGAGATTGGCACTAATAAATCAAGATGGGAAACAGCAAAAGAATTAGGACTAGAATTTGACATAGCACCCAAACTTAGTGTAGAAGACGGTATTGAACAAGTTAGAAGAATGTTGCCTAAATGCTACTTTCATAAAAACAATTGCAATAAGCTTGTAGAAGCGTTAAAGTCATATTGTAAACGTTGGGATGAAAAAAATAATTGTTTTAGAAATAAACCTCTACACAATTGGGCATCTCACTTTTGTGATTCGATAAGATATGGTGCTGTTACAGAACCTATAGAAAGATCGGATTGGAAAAAGCCGATAAGAATTAATACAAATTATATAGTTTAATATGGCAAAAAAAAATAAAGATCAAAAAGAAAAATCAGATATAGAATTAAAAAGTTTAATAAGCAACCAGATCACAAATGGATTAGGTTATTTAGGTGGACAGCTTTCAGAGCAAAGAAAGAAATCTTTAGAATATTATTTAGGTGATAAACTTGGAACAGAGATAGATGGTCGTTCACAAGTAGTAAGTACAGATGTATCTGATACGATTGAAAGTCTATTACCAAATCTATTAAGAGTATTCACAGCTTCCGATAATGTTGTTCGTTGCGAACCTATGACTGGTGAAGATGTTCCTATGGCAGACCAAGCGACAGCTTATTTAAATCATGTATTCTACAAAGAAAATAATGGTTTCCAATTATTATATAATTTTTTTAAAGATGCTCTAATAGAAAAAAATGGTTTCCTAAAAATTTATTGGGACGACTCTGAAAAAGTTGAATACGAAACTTACGAAAATTTATCACCTCAAGAAAAAGAAGATTTAGAAAATACTAAAGACGAAATAGAATTTGTTGAAGAAGAAGTTTTTGAAGATGAAGATGCTAGAGAACAATTTGAAGCAACTTTAGAACAATATAAATTACAAGGTATGGACACAAGCCAAGTTCAAGAACCTAATTTTGATTTATATAATTGTAAAATTAAAAGAATTAAAAAAACAGGTAAAGTAAAAATTGAAAGTGTTCCGCCAGAAGAATTTTTAATTGAAAGAAATGCTAAAACGATTGATGATGCAAATTTTGTAGCTCATAAAGTTTTAATGACAAGATCAGATTTAGTTTCGATGGGTTATCCACAAGATGAAGTTGATGAATTACCAAAATCAAGTTTAGATGTTTTCAATACTGAGCAAGTTGTAAGGATGAGAGATATAGACGATTATCCAACTAGCACTTCAACAGATAGTTCAACAGAAAAAGTTTTAGTTTATGAGTGTTATGTAAAATATGATTATGATGGTGATGGTATTGCAGAGTTAAGAAAAGTTGTAGCAGCTGGAGATCAAGGTTCTAATATTCTATCTAATACACCTTGTGATAATACACCTTTTGTTACAGTAACCCCTATTCCTATGCCACACAGATTTTATGGCAGATCAATTTCAGAATTAGTTGAAGATGTTCAATTAATGAAATCTACTGTGATGCGACAGTTGTTAGACAATATGTATTTAACAAATAACAACAGAGTTGCAATCATGGATGGTATGGTTAATATGGATGACCTACTTACGACTAGACCTGGTGGAATCGTTAGAACTAAACAACCACCTAACCAAGTTTTACAACCCCTACAAGCTCAACCAATTTCACAACAAGCTTTTCCTTTATTAAGTTATTTAGATTCAGTTAGAGAAGGTAGAACTGGTGTTTCAAAAGAAGCTCAAGGTTTAAGTCCTGATACATTAAATGCTAAAA